CTGATATTGGGCGCAAAGGAACATCATTTGCACCAAAATTTGTTGTACTATTGACGAATGTACCGGATTTAAAAGCCACCACCATTAATGAACCGGAAGCGATCAATCGAAGAAGACACATACATATACATATCGATCAAAAGAAGACAGGAGCCCCTAGGAAACCCGATATGAGTCATCTTGATTTTAAGTTTACATCAGGAAAGAATCGAGATGGATCTACAGCTAATGCATCAGATGAAACAAGAACTCATGACTTTTTTGAAGTTCAGGATGAAATTCTAAGACAATATGAATTGTACCTGAAAGCAAATGAAGAAATTGTAGAAACACTTGATAATTTATGTTACAAGAATCGGAAGAATGGAGACCCTCGAGCACAAAACTCGAAATGGACATATGAAGGAAGAGATCCAGAAGGATACCGATTAGGACATAGAAATGGCAAATTTGTAGATGACTCCATTCGTGAAGAACCATTCCCAGAGGAAATAGCACAAGCATTTGAAGATGATCTTGGTAACTTTGCACCAAAAGCACGATTCAATGCAGGTTTATATTTCCCCAACAGTGAAACTCTTTATTATAGCAATTATGATATTTCAGAAAGTCCTTTTATGACAGCCCTTTACATGTTATATTGTCAAACTAGCGATTATGTTATTAAAGCTCTGAAGATAGGATTATCTATAGGATTGTTAGTTGGATGGATTCTTGGTATGAAAGCCTTTTTAAAATGGTTAATGCCACGACCAGACTTAAATTCAGGAGAGAGCAACATGGCACGAACAGCTGTGCCCGTTGCTGTAGTTAATTCAGGCGATCAGGATATAATAGCAAAGATAGGAAACAATATGGCTCGTGTTCGACGACCGAACATTGGTTATAGAACAGTCGGAGCCTTATTTGTAGAAGGACGAACAATACTTTTGAACAAACATTTTTTATTACATTTGGAAAGAGACGGATATATGGAAGAAGGAGAAGAAATAATGATAGAGTTCGCTAGCACCAAAGGACCAACTTTCTTCCGTTTTGAACAAAGTCGAGTTCAACAACTTGAAGGAGTTGACAAAGACTTGGTTTTATACCGTTTACCCAAACAAATACCAGCAAGACCAACAATAACACAGCATTTTTGGGACGGCGAACAATCCCTTAAAAACAGAAACGTAGCAGCAACACCTATAGCTATTGACCCCGAAGAAGGACTGTTACGCGTCAATTATCATTATGGAAAAATTACTAACGATCACAAAGAAGTACGATTTCCCTCAAATTGGCACAACGATGAAACAACAACACATTCTATGGCAAGTTCAAATTTGAATCTACACCAAGGACAATGCGGAACGCCGGTTATAATGACAGGTAATATCACAAAGATAGTATCAATTCATTCCGCCGACCTTTTGGAATCCTCTTTATCATTTATGGCAACACGCTTAATGGTTAAGAACGCGTTAGGACATTTAGACGAAAGATTCCCGGAAGCGTCACGCGCCCCTACAGTAGAAACAAATATGGGCTATACATTTAGTGTTACTAGTGATGACGTTCTTGAAGCTAATTTACCCGACGGTCTAATGCTCGTAGGAAAATTAGACACCCCCTTAGCAAACAACACCAAAACTAAAATTAGACAATCAACCCTTCATGGACAAATTTCACCACCCACAACCCGACCCGTTATTTTGAACCCTAAAGACACCCGATTGAAAGAAGATATATACCGAATGCAACAACGAAAATTTACACACGAAGCAAAATCTTTCGATAAAGAATTAGTAAAGTTAGCAGCAACATCAATTCTTGAAGAAATTGAAAGTATCGAAACTGTAGATTGTAGACGAGTTCTAACAATTGATGAAGCAATAAATGGAATACCAAATATGCCCTTTATCAAAAGTTTGGATTTATCAACAGCATCAGGCTTTCCTTTTATTTTAGGTAATAAAAGAGGAGCTAAATCAAAACTCATTAAAGGAGAAGTTGGAAGCAAGACAATTGTAGACGATGAACTCCGAAGAATGGTTGATAATAGAATTGAATGTTTGAAGCGACGTGAAATTCCTAATGATGCTTTTTGGGTTGACACTCTCAAAGATGAGAGAAGAACACATAATAAAGTATTAGAAGGAAAGACACGATTATTCACAGCTTCATCCGCTCATTATATTATCGTTGGACGCATGTACAATTTAGGATTCTGTTCTAAATTGATGCAGTGTGCAACAAAATGTTTTAGTTCTATTGGAATTAACCGAGCAAGCTTACAATGGGACGCAAATATTAG